CATTTGTCTGTAAATCTCTAAAATCATATCTGATGGTGGGTACCAAGCTGTATCTAAATAGATTTCACATCTATTATCACTTTCGTGGTATAACCCTTCATCCCAAATTTGAATCCACTTTGAACCAACTTTATCAATAAATAATTCAGCATCTGCTCCAAATTCATCAGCGATATGAGGTTCTTCTTTTTGGTTTGGGTAAGGACCATCGTGACATTTATCAAATCGTTCTACAAAATTATCAATTGCTTCTTTAGATCCTTCTATATAGATCTCTGTTCTATTACTATTTGCCATCTTCGTCTTCTATAAATTCTGGTTCACTATAATCATCAATTGGTTTATCTCTTACTAAGTCCCAATCTGCATTATCTATAATTTCTTGTTGGAGGTCTTCATCACCTGTTTTCCATTGTGCTAATTCTTCTTCTGTTAGCACATATTCTTCCCATCTGTAATTTGCGTAATTTACATTTCTTGTTAACTTTGCCATATTATTCTACTACAAATTCGTTATTAAAAATTTCTTGGATTTCAAAAAATTCCTTTAGAAATTCTTCGGTATATAAAAATACTTCCATACCATTAAATTCTAATTTCCTTTTTTTATAAGGTTGTTTTTTTAATTGTGCGTAAGCATTTAATCTTAATCCTGTCCCGTCTTTATCTGCGTGACCTTGGTAATCGAAAAGTGACATCATAACTATTTGGTTTTTAAATTATTAATTTCTCTAAATTTAGTTGTATTATAAAGTACATCGAAGTAATTTATATCTTCATATTTAATATCAAAAAAATCATTCATATTAGCATTTGGTTTGTAATTCATACCATTGCTATTATATCTGGTTCCATCTAAGGCTGCCATTACTGGGTTTGAAGTATCAATTGATTCTATTCTTGATTGAAATCCATCATCATACCATCCAAATTCTTGTGGAATTGAACATCCTAATAAATGAAATTTAATATCTTTTAATTGCTCTAATTTAAATAGACCCTGTACAAATCGTATTCTACCTAATGCCTTTCCCATATCTGAGTTAGTATGTGGGAAGAAATCATTATACCAAGTAGCACCATAAGATACACATAATTTATCATATCCTAACCCAGCTAATAGGTTAGCACATAAATATGCTTGGTTTTTATTTTCACCTTGAATTACAGCTGTAAGTTTTGTTTTTTTAGGATATTTAAATTGCTTCCAATATTTAGCTTGTGCCGCAGTTTGAGAACAATTCATCCAAACATCTGGTACTATAAATTCATTGGGTTGTAATTCATTAACCCAATATCTTAATCTATCATAATCATATGCTTCTCCTAATTCATGGAGTGAATTATCCATAATAACATAACGTCCTTCATCCCGAGCCTTTTCAAAATATTGTTTATATTCTTCATCTTGATCTAATAGATGAGGTAAACAATAATCATAATCATTAAAAACTTGTGATGCCTTTAGTAAACATCTAGGTACTTCGTGTGATACTTTCATATTTTAAATAATTCGTAATTACTATTTCCTGTTTTAAATTTAATATAATCATCTCTCTGCTCTACAATCTCTGTTACTGTTGTAGTATGCCAAGTAAAGAAGTCATTAAATGGAGACATAATTAATGAACGACCAATGGCTGGTTCATCAAACTCTTCTTTAAATGTACCATCATCATTAAACTCTAACCATTTAACATCTCTTGATTGTTTAATTAAACCATCACGTTCTCTGACTAATTTCCAATTGACTTCATTGTCAATTACGATGTGCTGTGAAATTTTCATTATATAACTTTTTTTGGTCGTCCTCTACGCTTTAGGGGATAAGGCATATGGACTATTTTGTACTTCTCTTCTATAATATAATAAAGATCTATCAGTTCTCCACTACATTTGAAAATTTCTTCATAAACTTGTTCTTCATTGCATCTAAAATGAACAGTAAATGCTTTTATTAATAATTCTAATTTACCGTTTTCATCTTTTTCAAAATCCTCGAGTAAACGTTTTCTACGAGAACGCAACAAGGATGTTTTTTCAACAAACTTACCTATGTCATCACCACAATCTTGGGCAATATCATTCATTTCGTGTTCACACCAATCTGCTTGATATTTGTAATGTGAATAATCAAAATCACCATTTAATATACGATCACGAAATAATGATCGGTTACACAAAGGTTTATTTGGGTTATCATACATTCTCCACCACCTAAAAGCGTTGTAGTTTAGTTTACGTAATTTAGAGAATTTTTTTTCTAATTGTTCTCTCGATGTTACTGGGCTATAGGGATTATTCATTAATAAAAAATCCACATTGAAACATAAAACAACACGGATAGTGTACTCATTAACACTATAGTTTCTACAAATTCTCTTGGATTTTCCTTAATGGATTTGATAAATTCTTTCATGACCTTTATTGTTTTAATATGATGCTTAACTGCATCAACGTGGTGAATATATGAACCCTATCCCGGGTAACCAACCCTCTTACACATTACTTTTAATAAGTTTTAGTATTGTCTGATTTTATTCTTTTTTTAATCTCATTAATAAGATTTAAGATATATTTTTGTTTATCTTTAGATATATTAGAATTTAGTATTTTTTCTAATTTAGAAATATTTTTATAAGCATCTTTAAGTTCTACTTCAGAAATAAAACCATCACCATCTAAGTCTAACCAACTAAGTTCTTTAGGTATATCTTCATAATGTTCTCCATTATTTCCATTTTGACCTATGATTTCCATTCTTTTTTCTGCTGCCTCCCAATCTTTTATCTTTTCAAGTTTATCCAAATTTTCCATAAATTCTTCTTGAGTTGTCATTTCTTCAGCATCTCTTACTTCAAATTCCATAGCTGCTTTAGTTAAATCTTCATTTGGGAGGGGATGCCCCTCATCATCTAAATTATCCCATTCTGAGAATTTGTCTTCATAGTATTCCCCATATAAATTTTTTTTATATTTCTTTTTTGGGTAAGCTTTATCAAAAGCAAAGTTAGATGCTATTACAAGAGATATTGCTAAGGGGTCAAATACAAAAATTATAATAAGTAATAACCAGTTTATAATTTTATCCATGGATACACCCGTAAGTCCAGATAAATACTGTAGTGGTCCTAATTCTCCAGCAACTTCGTTGTTATTATCTAACTCTAGTACTTGTAATTGAAACTTTTGGAGGCTATCTGATGCTATTATTCGTTTTTCTTGTGCCAATTTACGATTCTCCTCCTCAATATTAATACGATTCTGCGCCATTCTAAGCTCAGTTGTGGAGATTGTTGTTCTAACGCCCCCAACCACCGAGGTGTCTCGTACTTGGATGGACGAAGCTTTTGCATTAGATAAAGTACTAATATTGTTAGAGATTCTTTTAATTTCATCATCATATCGTGTTACATCATTTTGGTAAAAATCAACTTTCTTTTGAATAAAACCTTTTTGGTTTTCTATAGTTGATAATTTGGAATAGGTTTCCTGGTAGGCAGCACTTAAAAATCCGTAAATACCCATACTAGTAATTAATACTAATATAAGAGTAGATATAGATAAATAAGTTCGTAATGTTTTGTTAATTGTATCCCAATATTGATACAAAAGTGAAGCAGTTACTAATTTAGCAAATTCTAATGAACCCGCCATTATAATAACCTCTAAACTTGCCCCAGCAAATAGTTTACTTAAACCACTAACTGAGTAAAATGCTGCTGATGCACTTACGGATAGGGCAGAAAAAGCAATAAGGAATGGAAACATTCCTTTTTTGATTTTACCTAGCACCCCCATGGTATTCTGTTGCGTGTCCTTCATTAATTAAAGTTTTATTTATATCTACATCTTCTACAAATATAGTACCTAAACATCTTCCATACTTTCCAACCCCATGGGATTGTAAAATAAATTCACCTTCTTTTAACAATTCAATTAATCTTGCTTTAGCTGCGAGTCCTAATTTTTTTTCTTCTAAATCTCTAGTACGAGATTCAGGGGCATTCATACCCATCATTCTAACTCTTACCTTTTTCCAAGTATCAAATCCTAAGTCTACTAAGGCATCGACAGTATCTCCATCAACAACCCTATCTAATTTTGCGTTGTATTTATACATGGTCATAAATATAGTAAAGAATAATAACTAAGACAACTTATTCTCTAATTCCTTTATGCTTATCAATGGAGTCTAAAATTTTGTTTAAAGCAGATGTTTTGATAAATCCAGCCATTGATGCATTTTTTACAGTACTTATTAATTGGAATACTACTAAAGGCATAAGTATAGTTTCACTTAACCAACCAGCTCCAGGAATGCTTTTTTCTATAACTAATATTAGAGTTAACATAATAACCCAAAAAATAAAAGTTCTTAAAATTTTAATTGCTTTATAAGTTTTAAATCCTTCTCTTTTAATTCCCGCAAGTACACCAAAAAACCCATCAGTAAATACTAAAGTTGTAATTGCTAAATATTGTTCTGCGTTTTGCATTGTAAGTTCCATAAAATAGGAACATATAAATCCTAATGACATACTTGTTATTGCTATAAATAGGGTTGTTGTTGATTTCATTTTAAACTACGTCTTTTGATTCAATTAATGTGTATGTAAATGAATTACCATACAAATCTTTAGCTTTATATGCTAAATCCATTAATTGATTAAAATCTGATTCTTTGGAAAATACCTGACAACCTGCTGACCATTTATCTATTTGAGTTGATCCATTTACTCTGGAGCCTGCTTTATGTATGTTAATACCAAATATACCTTCTTGTATACTTTCGGCTAACATATCATATACTCCATCTTTATTATTATCTCTGTATACTTTAACATCTTTTTGTTGACATAAAGCCTCATATTTACCTTGATGTTTTCTTATTTTATGAGAACTCCTATATTGTCCAGGAACTAAAATTGCAACCCCATCTTTATTCATAATATTTTCTTCCCAATACTTTCCTGGGTCTGTGGTTGCTGCAAAACAATGGAATTTTTCTTCTCCATCTACATTATAAGATACTGTAATACAGTCATCAAATTTATTTGTAACTTTATTATGAGTGTTGGAATTTCTAACCCCTACAATATTTAAATTGTAGTTTCCCTTTTCAAACCATTTATGGCCCTTTGATTCTACGGCACATTTAATTTCTTCTCTTGTAAAACAACTCATAATTTCTAATTTTTAATAATCTAGTTTTGAAAATCCGTTGGGTACTACCCCTTCACAAATTAATGTAGCTACAATAGGTGATACTACTGAACCTACAAATAAGCCTACACCTGCGGGGGTTGATAAAGCTGCTGTTGCATATATTGGATTTGCTTTACCTACTACATTTGTAAGTACTTTTGTGAGTAATTCTTTATTACATTTTCCTTTTACACCTGGTATTAAAAATATACCATCTGCTAAAAGTTTACCTACTTCTTTTGATACTAACATTATGGCAGCTTTCTGTCCCAATGTTGCCATTGCTGCAATCATTGTTCCACTAATAGTTGTTGATGTTACAGTACCAGGATCAGCAGGTGCTGGTTTTGGGGTAAAATAAGCAACGCATCCTGTGGTTAATGCCATGTTTAACCCAATATAACATGCATTCTCATCTAGCCAATCAGCTGCTGCCTCGGCCGCGTCCTCAACCGCTTCTAACCCATCTTTAGCAAAATCAATGGCTTGTGCACTACCTTCTTTCCAAGTGTCAGATGCTACATCCAATCCTTGTTTTGCAGCTTCTTGAGTATTTTTAGCTACTACATCAGTTGTGTGTACTACTGCTTTGGCAGTATCTTTATATATGTTTGTAGTTGTTTTAGCTACATCTTTTGCCGTATCTACAACTGCATCACCTACATCTTTTGCCGTATCTACAATTACATCAATTGGGTTAGGTATTTTGGGGGTTGGTATGCTAGGTATCTTCGGAATTGAAGGCATCTTTGGTTTTTTTACTTTTGGCATTTTAAATTTCATAATCTTTATTTTTTAAAATTTTATTTTTTTTCTTTTTTTCTTTTTAAATATATTATCTAATGATATTACTACTGCTATTGACATACTTCCATATGTGGTTGCAAGTAAATCTCTATGATCAAATCTATTACCTTTTTGCCTACTATCAATAATTTCTTTTAGTGTCCCTGCTACTATTCCTGTAGTTAAAGAGTAAAGTACAGCTTTATGTTTGCTTTTTGTTTTTTCGAAAACTAAATCATGAACCGTACTTGTTATTACTGCCCCTGATAAATAGTGAATTGCTTTGTCTTGTTCAACTGAAAAGGATCCTATCCTTATTTGGGAATTAGCAAATGTAGAGGTTAATAAAGATATAAATAAAATAAGGGTTTTTAAATTCATTAAAATTTACTTTCGTTTAAGAGTTCATTAATTTCTTTTTGAATATCTTCTAGTGATTCTGAGATTGTAAAGTCTAAACCTGCTTTAAAGTGTATCTCGTCAAAACCATCTTTAAATACTATAATGTGTGGAATTGTTCTTACCTTATGTTTCTTCTTAGCTTTTGGTGATTTAGCAATGTCACACCTGTAGTACTTTACTCCTTCTATTTTATCCCAATCTTCAAAAGAATTATCATCATTAAAAGAAGCCCAAAACTCTACTACAACTATCGAAATATTATCATCACTAAAGGCTGATCTACCTTCTATAGCTTTTTCAAAATTTGCATCTGTTAATATTTGTTGACTATAGCCAGTCAAGGATAAAAACATTAATGCTATAACTGTTAATTTTTTCATGTTAGTTTCTTTTTTGTAAGTCAAAAAGCCTCTCATCTATTTTATTGAGTTGTTTTTTTATTTCCTCTACATCATCCTGAGTGTTTATAATTGCATCTCTAATAGCTTCATCTTTCATTTGAAACTCTATCCTCTGTATTTCTGGTGCTGGTAATTCTTTTGCTTCCTGAATATCTGCTTGTAATGAAAACCACATACCAATTACGGTTGCTAATCCAAAACCTATTATACTTATTGTTTTAAGGTCTAATGTAATTTTAGTCTCTTCTCCTATTTCTTTTGCCATAATTTTAATCTAATAAATACCCGTATGGAGTTGTTGTTATATCTTGACCTATTGGAAAGTTTTGTAATCTCAATGATAATGTCATAGTTCTTTCAATATAGGGGTTATAAAATTCACCTTCAGCGGTTAGACAAATTAATGAAGGGTCATAAAAATTACCTTCTCCTGGTTTAACAATTTCTCCTACTATTACTTCGTTCCAAACTATATACTCATCGTTACCAGGTATTTCTACACCAGCATATTTGTTATCAGGATTTTCCCAAGTATAAGTACCTATATCTAATAATGATCCATCATCTTCTGAATCTGAATCTAGTAAGTACATTGCGAAGTGTTGTCTGTCTAATCTTACTTCACCGTCATCTATTTGAAGATATAGAATAAATATCTTTTTTAATTTACCATCAGCTCCTAATTGTTCTCCTCCATAAGAGGTTACAACTGAATACCTTTCATATGGGTCAAATGAATCACCATCTAAGCTTATTTCAAATATTAGTTGCCCGTCATTCTCTTCCACTATCTCTTCTTTAGTGCAACCAAAGAAAAGAACAAGTGTTAAAAGTAGTATTAATTTTTTCATTTTTATTTAAATGTATAGTTTAAACCGAATGTTGTTTGATATAACTTACTATCCCACATTTTGGAATATTCTCCTTGTATAAAAATACCTAAATTTTTTCCTATTTTAGTTCCTAATGATGCTCCGAATGAATAATCAATCCACTGTTCTAATTCTGCGTCTTGTCTTAATCCACCTTTACCCCAGTTGTTTCTATTTAAGTACGATTCTTCTTCTTCTCCTTTAACGTACTTGTGATAAGGTAATATGTAATTTGCATACCCATGGAACCAGAAGTCTCTTTTATAATGATAAAAATCTACTCCAACTATAGGTGCTACTTCTACCCAAGAATCTAATTGATCCCAAGCAAGTCCGTTAAACTTGTTCATAAGTTCTGGCATGATTCTTTCTCTAAAATCTAAATCAGAGTAAGCTACAATGTTTCCGTCTGCGTCTTTCCAAATCCAATCTTGGGTTGTTTCTCCAGTACTTATGTCTGTATAGGTAGTTAGGTTATCTGAGTATCCGTTTTCATATCCTAGCTGGTACCATTGATTGGTAGGAAATACATTACCGAACTCATCTGTTGTTTCTTCATTTAACCAAATCTCTATTGGATTATATCCATATGCTCTTTCATGTCCTCTTGCTATTGCTCCTGCTGATATAGAAAACTTCTTACCTATTGGTAATCTAGCTCTAAGTTCAGCTGAGTTAAATTTTAGGTTAATTTTCTCTACTGATCTAGATTGTACTTTTAGTATATGGTATTTTCCAGTATGTTTTAAAAAGGCATTGTAGTTAGTAAAGTCCTGTCCTCTCCATCTTTCTTTTTCAAAATGAAATAAGTACTCTAATCCTTTTACTGCTGATGTTGGTGCACCGAATACTAATTGCTCTTCAGTACCGTCGTAAAAGTTCTTTGGTTTTCTTTCGTAATCAAATCTAGCTAATTTTCTTATACCAAATCCGTATCTATAATCAAAAGGAAATACTTCTGTATTATTAACTACGTCCGGTATGGAGTATAAACTCCCATCAGGATTAGTTCTAAGGAAGTATGTCTGTTCTTCTGCTTCTACAGAATTGGATATATCTCCTGCTCCGTATACTGTACCGTATTTTAAGAAGTCTTTATATATTGATTTAAATAAATTATTTTTCTTTTTTTCTTGTCCTGATAGAGGAATTACAAATAGAATTGTAATTATTAATAGTATTTTTTTCATAATTTTTTATTTTTTGCCGAATATTTTACCAGCTTCAGCAATTCCAAAACTTCCTAAAGTGATATATAGAAATGAGTCATATATAAATTCATTAATTACCAAATCTTTACCGAGATACCCTGTTGCTAAGTCAACAACAGCGAATATTACCATTACGGCAAATGCTAAAAACCCTACTACGGATTTTTCGTTAATATCGTTTTCGTCTTTGAAAATGTTTTTAAAAGCCATCCATTTACTTTTTAAATAATTTAACATAATAATAACATTTTTTAATAAAAACTTATTTTTGTTGATAAATATAAAAAAAAGAGGCACTAATGTGCCCCTCCTATGTTCATTTGTATGACGTTTTCAACATATAGTTAACCATCACAGGAAACGCAATCTGACATGCGGCTTCCTAAATCTCCTTTAATAACACTATCAGTTCTTAAGTAATAAAAAGTTTTTATACCCAGTTTCCAACCCTCTAAATGCACTTGATTAATCCATTTTGGTGAATCATTTACATCAAATGATAAATTTAACGATTGGGTTTGATCAATATAACGTTGTCTAATAGCTGCTTGACGTACTAATTCTAATTGATTAATTTCGGGGAATGTTAAGAATAATTCTTTTTCTTCAGGTGTTAATATGGTATCTGGTAGTCCTTGTGCGGATCCATCTTCGGCTAACATTTGGTCCCACCACTGATCCTTATCTTCGCTTTTTTCAGCTAGAATAGATTGTAATACTTTATTTTTTCTAATAAAGGTACCCTTAGCACCATTAAAGGTATAAATGTTGGCAGGTAATGGTTCAATACCAGCACTAATACCACCACAAATAACTGAATTAGATACTGTTGGGGCAATTGCTAGTAAATGAGTATTTCTCATACCTGTTCCTCTACACCACAATGGTTCTCCATATTCTAAAGCTAAAGCCATAGATGCTTTTTCTGCTTTTTGTCTAATATCTGAAAATATGTTGTGGGTATGCGCGGTAGACGCTATAGAATTAAATGGTAATCCTTTTTGTTGTAAAAACGAATGCCAACCCATTACACCTAAACCCAAAGCACGTCCCTTACGAGCATGATTATATGTTCTTTCTAGTGAACCCTTACCAGCTGATTTATCAATAAATTCTTGCATTACACCATCTAAAAACCAAGTGGCTAATTCAACAGCATCTGTATCTTTCCATTCATCATATTTTGCTAAATTCATAGAAGATAAACAACAAATAAATGAGTGTTCTTCATCTGTAAATAATGTAATTTCAGAACAAATATTTGTCATAGATACTTCTAAATTGTTTAATCTATAAGCAATTGGGTTATCTTTATTAACATTATCCTTATACATTATATAAGGTTCACCTGTTTCCATTCTTGATTTTAAAACAGTAGCCCATCTATTCATTGCTTCAGGGTCTCTTGCTTCTAATTTTCTCATAAATGAATCTCCTACAACAACACATTGATGTAAGTTAAGACATTGTCTGTTTGGATCACCTTTAGGTCTACGAATTTGTAAAAACTCTTCAATATCTCCATGTTCAATATCTAAATTAACAGATGCTGCTCCTCTTCTAACATTTCCTTGGTTAGTAGCAATAATTGATGAATCAAATATTTTAGCCCATGGTACTACACCTTCACTTTTACCATTCCCAGAAATTTCAGTTCCACGTTCTCTAATGCGATTTAACGAAATACCTACACCCCCACCGGATGCTGTTAACTTCATTAGTTCCGCGTTAGTTAAACCGATTCCACGTATTGAATCAGGTGTATCAACACCAAAACATGAAATGGGTAAACCACGATCAGTTCCCATATTTGATAACACAGGTGATGCTAATCCTAACCAACCATTCCACATGATTTTAAAGAATTTATTAGCTAATTCTGGTTTTTTTAATCTATTAGCTGCGGCATTAGAGACTCTTCTATATGCTTTTTTTACATCTTCTCCTGGTAGTAAATAACCTTTAGATATAGTTGCTAAAGAAATTTCATCCATCCATTCTGGATGGTTTTTGCCTTTCTCCCAATTTGTATAATCTACTTGTAACGCGTTGTTTTCCATTTATATATTTTTAATCTTTTAAATATTTCCACCCCAAGGTTCGATCCAATATTTCCAAATAAATTTTTTTATTTTGTTTTAAAATAAACTGTTTGCATCCCAATTTTGAACACCTTTACTATAATTTGTTACTCTGTTAGCAAAGAAATCTGTGTGTTGTTTTCCAGCTGATAAGCTATCAAACCATTTCATTCTTTTTACGGCTTCTTGATCTATACCATTTACTATAGCCCCATAACCTAAATCACCCATTTTAGTGTTTTCTCTATGTTTAATAAATGAAATTAAATCATATTTTGGACAACCTGATAGGTCCCCCATTTCATATACTTTATCAATAAAATCTAATTCTAATTTTAAAGATAATTTTGCTGCTTCTTCAATATCTACTCTTAATTCAGGGGTGTCAAATTCAGGATGTTCTTGCATTAAGGTTCTAAATAACCAACACCCTGCTTCTGAATGTAGTGATTCATCTCTAATACTCCACTCTACAATTTGACCTACACCTTTAAGTTTATTATCTAATTTAAATGATAACAAAACAGCAAATGAACTAAATAAATTTACCCCTTCTGTAAATGCAGAAAATATAGCTAATGATTTAGCTCTTTCATGCCAATTTGGAGTCCCATCATGAGAATCCCTTACGGTTGTTAAAGCCTCAATTTTAGCCATTGTTGCTTCATCTTCTAAAAACTCGCTAAAATTATCTAAACCTAATTCTTCATTTAATAAAGAATAAGCTTCTGCGTGAATTGTTTCAAAGGCACCAAATGTGACAGCCATTTTAATTACTTCTGGTTTTCTAAACCATTTAGTAACTAGGGTTGACCAGTAATCATTTACTACAGTTTCTGTTTGTGCAAATCCTTTTAAAATAGAACCAATGATATTTTTTTCATGTGGTTGAAGATTTTGTTTCCAGTCATTAACATCAGACATCATAGGTACTTCTGTATGTAACCAATGTGCTTGTTGTTGTTTTAACCAGTAATCGGATGCTTCTTGATATTCAAAGGGTTTGTAAACCACTCTCTCCTGTAGTAATGAAGTTTTTGCCATTTTTTTTTATTAAGTGTTTATATTATATATTTTAAATATTAAGGGTTAAGTTCAAAAAACTTCTTTCTTAACTGTGCTTTATCAAAGGTATCAACATCGGTATCAAATTTATTAGAACGAGTAGTGGGAGCTAGATTTTCTGATTCTTCTCCTTCAAAATACTCATTTTTTACTATAAAATGTCCAGTTGAAGTATCAGCTTCTACACCAAAAGTGAGTCCATCCATTCCATATCTATTTTTCATTAAATGAAATCTCCCAGTGTTATTAACTTTATCTTCCTTTTTACGAGAAAGAGACATACAAAAATCAGTTATCATAATTTTATCATACGATCCTGCTGCTTTATCTCCTTGAATGACATTATCATTCGCTCCTGCACGGTTAACTTGAGAAACAGACCAAATAGGTATGTCTAATTGTCTAGCTAATCCTTTTGTGCTAGTATAAATATCATCAATTTCATCCTTACGTTCACGATTTGTTTTTCTTGATGAAAGAAGATCAACATAATCAATAATTACTAGATCAGGCTTAGTACCCATACTTGTTGCTTTCGCAATATGAGATTCAATAGTTGAGACAGTTGCCTTACCTGTTGGGTATTCTTTAATTATTAACTTTCCTGGTAATTGTGGAATAAGTTCTGCAACTTGGTCCTTGTGAGAATCTACTTTATTTACGGGTATTTTTGTGAAAAACGCATCGTATCTTTTTCCAACATAATCTTCACCTAATTCTAAAGTATAATGAAGAACTGTGTACCCCATTTTTACCGCATGTCCTCCTAAAGAAACTAATGACCATGATTTACCACCTCCTGGATTACCAAATATAAGACCAAAATCTCCATTTCCCAATCCACCTTGAAGTAAGTCGTTAATACGCGGCCAAGGTGTTGGTACAGTTTCTCTTGAATTTTCTCTATATCTTGATTCAATATCTTTAGCGTATTCATGTCCTATGTTTTTATCTTGTCCTGCTTTTAGAGCGTTATCTACAATAAAACGAATACCATCAAAGTCGCCTGCTTTCAATAAGTCCACAGACGACATTAAGGCCTTCTTCAATTGTTGGTTTTTACAAAAATTAGTAAATTCTTCTTGTACATATTCTAAATCATCATCCGAGCTAACAAATGCTTGTTTTAATTGCTCTTTAATTGAGATTTGTAATACTTCATTATCTACTTTTTGTAATTCTACTTTTAATATGTCTAATGAGGGGGTTGTATGATATTTGTCATAGTAGTTCAACACCTCTTTAATAGCCCATTTCTGAGCTTGATTCTCAAAATATTCTTCTGATATAATGTCATGAATATTAACTAAGAATTCTTTATGTGTTAACAATGATGATAACACCTTAATTTGAAAATCGTGTCCGTACTGATTTATACTATTTAATGTCATCTATAACCTTTTTATTTTATTATCTGTAAGTGGGGAACATAGCAAATATGTCTTTTAACCAAGTATCTAAATTCCTAATCATTCCCCCTAATTTGTCTTCATTATAAAATGAAGTAAACATTTCGGGATTAAAATCAGGTAGATCTTCAGTTATTAATATATCAATATGTTCTTTACCTTTATCATCGATCATTGGTACACTTAAATCCATTACTTTGTAATTGGTTTCTATTCTATCCTGTTCCTGGACAATACGTGAATATACGATATGTTCCTTAAATTTCCTAGCAGATATATCGAAAATATCTTGAAGTGTTAATTCTTCTGTTTTTAATTCAGGAAATTTTTTAAATATACCTTTTGCACCAAGTCCTTTAATACCACGTATATTATCTGAATTATCTCCAAGTAATGTTTTGTGTAAAATAAAGTTGTGTGGTAATAAACCAAATTTTTCTTCTACAACTTTTGGAGTGTAATACTCTTTCTCCATTGGTCTGTATACAATAATTTTATCAGTTACTAACTGTAAGAAATCTTTATCACTGGATACAATAAAACAAGTTGAATTATGTTTTTCTACTAATTTTTCAGCTAACACGGCTATAATGTCATCCGCTTCTACTTTATCGAGTATGGTGGTTTTAACAGGTAATAGCTTTAAATACTGTATTATACGTACAATTTGGTCAATTTTTGAGTCATGTTCTTCTTCAATATTATCAAATGCTTCCCAATTTGTAATTCTAGATAAATTCCTTGTTCCTTTGTACTCGGAGAGCAGGTTCTTACGATTTACTGTTGAACCTGCCCCGTCGAATACTACATAAACAGATGTTGGATTTGTTTGTCTAATCATAGCACCCAAAGAGCGAAAAAATCCTCCTAACCCTCCAATATGAACTCCATCAGGATTAACCATATTCATCATAGCAAAATTTCTAAAAAATAAATTTAAGCCATCTAAAATTAATACTCTGTCGTGTCTATTTTGGGTAGGGATCTCCTGATCTTCTTGGATATTATCCAAAAGATTAAATAACTCTTTGTGTTTCATGTTTTTGTTTATAGGTCCTCTACATCGTAAAGAACGGGTGTTGTATCTTCTTGGTCTTCTACAATTTTGAATTGTCCTCCTCCTAGGATTTTAGACCATTCATCAGCATGTTGTTTTTTATACTCATTTTTGTCTTTGTCTGTATCTTGTATAAAACCATGGTTTGTCATTACAATTTTACCTCTTGATTGCATACCATTAACATGGTTTTTATCAATCTGTAAGTTTGTTCTTTTACCCCATTCTACTTGCATACCACCTTTAATTGCTTTAATTTTAGATGTTCCAGCATTTGATATGTTTCCAAATGTAACTACAAATGTAGCATCATACCACATTGCCATTCCACCCTTATTCATCATTTTTGGCTGACCCATAGGGGATTCAGCTTTTGCTGTCCAAACTTTATTAACTGCAATTAATGTGTTAGTATAAGGTGATGATTCTTTACGAGACATTACAATACTTTGGTTAACTGTATTGCCAAATTGAGTTGACATTGCACCCGCATTCCATTCAT